AGCATTTAGAGCTTCATTAGGAGGAGAATTATATACTGGGTCAGTTTCTATACACCCAAAATATTCTACAGATCCTTCTCAATCTTCTTTCCCAAGTAATGATTCAAACTTTAACACTCGTGGTGATGCTGAGTTTAACACAAATCGTGAATGGGTATTCTATGATTCACCCCCAGTAGGGATAAAAAATAGAAATACAGATAAGATTAAACGTCAAGATTTAATTTTACCTCCAGGGAATACTGAAAATACGGGTTCATTAGGAGTAAATGTATTATCTAATTTAGAGACAATACAACAATCATCTTTTACTACTGAGGATTATACTAATAATCTTAACTTATTAGAGGTAGCTTTTTCACCACAAAATGAAATTAATGACGATATTATTAATCAAATTGGTTTCTTTAATATTGGTGATTATATAGGTGATCCAAGGTTAGTATCTTCAAGTGCTGATACATACCCCTCACTAGTTGACTTATCTAAAGAATATTTCGAAAAATATACATCTAGTTATGATGTTTACGATTATATTAGATTAATCAAATTCTTTGATAACTCGTTATTTAAGATGATTAAAGATTATGTTCCTGTAAGAACTGGTCTAGCATCTGGTATTGTAGTTAAACAACATATCTTAGAAAGACAAAAATACCCAACCCCACAACCTAACCCAACTACAACTATAGCTGTAGCTCATACTACTGGTTCTACATCTGGTCCTTCTTACCAACAAATCCCAGAAACTAGAAAAGATTTAACTATTACAGGTTCAATTGGTTCAACTCCTGCTTTACTTGATGGTGCTAGGTACTATGAAGCATCTACAGATTTTGAGTCTAACCCAATAATAACCGTAGAAGGTGGTGCTGGTGGTTCTGTAAACGAATTTAATGTACCTGTAGGATTTTTAAGAGCAGTAGATAGTTCACTACCTGCAAGTTATACAATAAATACCACAGCAAGAACTATATTTAAAGATGGTACTATAATAAATAACTCCCCAGCAACACATGGAGTTACTATTACACCTAAAGGTATAAATGACTCTACAGGTAAATTTACTATAGATCCAAATTATACTTTTAAAGGTGATGTTAATATAGAAGTTAAAAATACAGGAACCCAAAAGACAATGGTATTAGAATTAGTAGAAGATACTGATGGGGTTGTAAATTCTATACAAAAAGTCGTTCCTGTGACTTCAGGTACTACTTATACTTCACTTACTCTTACAAATTGTGTATTTGAAGCTGAGAAAACTTACTATTTCCAACTTAAAACAACCTCAAGCTCTACTACTATTGCAGGTGTTACTAGAGTTAATTTTGTACAACAAGATGCCCCTTTAACATTTAGATCGGGTCAAATGTATAGTGAAGTAATTAAAACTCCATTAGGAGACGTTACTGAAACTATATCTAATAGTCATGAATTCTACGATGGTGAATTTAGTGGATCTTCAGTATTAGTAACTGACGGTGAATTAAATACTGAATGTGATACATTTAAAGAAGCGCCCACAACAGATATTCAATATTACCTTTCATCTTCTGTACCACAAGATACCTTCGATTTCATCAATACCCCAGGTCCAGGTGCAGCCTATACAATGATGGATAGTTCTGTTAATGATGGTTTAAAAATATACTTAAACTGGAGTTTTTCTAGAAAAGAAGCAGCTGGATTTGGTATTAATGCTACTGATTACTATTGGAATGTAGTTGGATTCGCAATTAAAATCCCAGAATCAGCAAATGCTATAGATGTAGAAGATTATATTACTTCACTTAAAGAACTTAAACTTTTAGATGTTAATTTTGTAGGTTCTGATGCCACAGGATTTAATAGTTTACCCAACCCTTGGTCAGGTACCTCTAATAAACAATTTTCTAATGGTGTAGATCCAATTTTAATCCCAAAATCCTTTAGGAGGTATGATGCATATTCAAACTCTGGTAGGTTTATTTATGTTGAAACCGAACCATCAGAGATGGAATTTAGTCTTAGATTAAGTAATCTTACAGGAACTGAAGGAGATTTATATGGGTTTAGCATAGCATCTAAAGGTTTAATAAACACCGTATTTGAACCTTTTACACCACAAACATTTAAAAATAGTGATTGTAATCCACTAATTAATAATGCTACCGATATTACACCTTCAATAGTATATTACGATGTTGATTATGCTAATAATCCTAATGTAGCAGTTAACTTTGATGCTATTTTAGCAGGTACAGCTCCAAAAGCAAAAATACAAGATTTTAATTACCATTCACGTAGAAATACCATTCCACGCTATGAAGGTTCTAAAAACGGAAATTCTCCTAATTATAATGATATAACTGGTTCTATTGATGCTACACAAGCCTTATTCGGTTATTTTAACTGGGTAGGTGGTACTTCACCTGAATGGGGTAATGGTTTAGAAGACCGTAGTGTAGCTAATTTAAGATTCCTTTTAGATGTTAATGGTAAAATCATTAAACCAATAGCAGATTCTCAAGGTATAAACCAAGGTATAGTTGAAAATAACTTTACCGAAGGTAAAATTGCTACTTTAGCTTTTGACGATGAAACTGGATCATCAGCGGTATTCTCTAATCTATTAGGAGACCATACAATTTTCAAAAGTGGAAAAGATATTGTTCCTATTATATACTCACAAACAGAAAGCATTTCAAATGTTAGCCCTGGGGGTTACATTAATTCCCTAATATTTGGTCAAGGTGATCAAAATGAAGATGCTGCTATAGGTGATTATAGATTAAGAGCATTCTCAAATGCTTCTCAACTTTTACAAAACGATAATACCGATGTTGAATTCCCATTCCGCCAATATTCTGGTAGTCTAGTAAATTCATGGAATGATATCACATATACTGTAGACACCCCTAATCCAAATGCCATAGGTGTAACTTTAGAATTCAAAGCCTATCTACAACCTCAATTTGCAACCGGAATATGGGCTAATACCGAAGTTGTTTTTCAATTTATGAAAAATACAACATTAGTAGGAAGTTCTGTTACATTAAAGTTTGATAGTTACGATGGTGTATTTTTATCATACTTTGATAGTAATGTAGACTCAAATGATGATATTAAATTAGTAGCAACAGCAGTTGATTATGATCAAGGAGGTACCCCAGTACTTCAAAACACTTCCTTCTTTAAAGTATTCCAAACTCCCCCAGCTGGAATTGGTGCTGTAGGACCTGGTGTTAGTCCTCCTAAAAATTACTGGATAAAAAATTCAGCAGGACCTAACCTACCTGGCTCAGAAAGAATACAACCCTATGCTTTAGGTCCTGTATATGAACAAAAACAAGAAGATATATCTGGTAGTGGGTTCTTTGGTATTACAAATGATTTTATACTCCAAGTAGGGGATGAATTTAGATTCCAAGGTACAGAGACTCAAACATATAAAATTATAGAAGTAGATGAAACAACATCACCTCCAACTTTTGTAGTAGATAGATACGTTAATATTTCTAATACTGATATGAACTGGTTCTTAGTTAGAAGATATGTAGATAACCCTGCTAATATTATCCTAGAAGTAGACAAACCAGCTGGGGGTACTTCACCAGGTATTTTAAAACCACAATACTTATCTAGAAACGCGGAAGATAATATTGATACCATCTTAGAGAACTTAAGACGAGACTCGTTAATTTAAACTATAATTTGGCGTAAACCTAAAAATAACATATATTTATAATAAATCAAACATTAGAAAATGGGATATTTAAATAATTCAGTAGTAACAGTAGATGCTATCCTTACAACAAGAGGTAGACAACTGTTAGCTCAAAATGACGGTTCATTCGTAATCACTCAATTTGCCCTAGCGGATGATGAGATTGATTACACACTTTATAATCCAACACATCCTTCTGGCTCAGCTTACTACGGTCAAGCAATTGAAGGTATGCCTTTGTTAGAGGCATTTCCAAACGAGACACAAATCATGAAGTATAAGTTAACTACTTTACCTCGTGGTACTGCAAAAATGCCTATCCTAGATGTTGGTTACACTAATATTGTAATTAAACAAGGTGCTTCATTAGCAATTACTCCTCAAACATTAAATTACTTAGGTGGTAACCAATCAGAAACTTCTGGTTACACTGCTACTATTTCTGATGTTAGATTATTCAATACGTTTGATGGAGTTGGTATTAATACAGCAGATGCAACTGCACTTAACACTTCAAATGTTACTTTAGGTACAAATGTATCTAAAACAGTTGTTGGTACTACTATTAACTTAACTGCAACTACTGTAAATACATTATTTGGTTCAAATACTTCTTTATCAGCTACTCTAGTAATCGAAGGTAGAGATTCAGGAGCTCGTATCCAGGTACCGGTATCAGTAACTAAAGTATCCTAAATTTTAGCATATGTCATTTAAAGCATTCGAACAAGACGATTTTGTAGTATCAGCAGATAGTATTACTGCTGGTTTATGGACAGGAAATGCTCCTGAACTTACTACATTCATCACATCATCTACCCAAGTAGCATCATCTAATGGTGACTATTATATAAACGTATTTAACTCATCTTCCTTAACAGATATCCAATTTGCAATTGCTTATGGTGATGTTGATGGTAGCGGTTCAATTGAGTATGATAGTGCAGTAGAAGGTAAATCACCTTCCTCTACTAGTTATGGCCAATACCGTACTTTAGTATTAGGAGATGAATTAGCTGAATTTACGTTTGGTGGAGAAACTTCTCCTAACTTTTATGCTATTTCAGTTGATAGAAACAGATATAAAGGAGGTTTATTCCCAGGATCTACTACTCTGGATTTAACAGTAGGTGCAAATACTATTTCTCTTACAGATAATTCTCAAGTCTCTACAACAGTAGAATTTAATGATGCAGGTAGAGTATTTCAATTAGTTTCAGGTTCGGCAGGTGTTGTAAGTGCAGATTCACCAGGTGAAAACGGTTATTCACTTTCAGGCTCATATGGTTTATTCTTACCAGATATTGCTACTTATATTCTAAACCCCTCTGCATTAGATGCTAATGTTGCAAATGGTGGTATTTTATTAGGTACAACTAGAGGTGATAATGTTGATAGTGAAAATGCTGGTACGTTATATGATGCTATTGTAGATGGTGCTTCATTCACAGCTAATTCAGAAGAAACAATTACTTCCGATTTTATCTTTGTAAGACCAAGATCTTCAGAATTTAACTACTCAGAAAACCCATCATTCATCTCAGGTTCAACTGGTGAAGTAATATATAGTTCATTTATTAATAATCCTACTACTTATGTAACTACAGTAGGTTTGTACAATAATGCTAGTGAATTATTAGCAGTAGCTAAACTATCAACCCCATTACCTAAAGATTTTACAAAAGAAGCTCTTATTAGAGTTAAGCTTGACTTCTAAAATGAATGGCAGCCTACAAACAATTTTTATCATCTGATGTAATAGTTACCCCATTTGAGGTTAACAAGGGTTTTTCTTTTCCTGCTTCTGAATTTACTGATAGCGATGTAGATATAGATCGTTTTGAAGGGATGAATAATACCCTTATAAACAATATTGCCTTAACAGGTAATAATAACGATCAATACAAGGTATTAATATATAGTTCAATTAAAGGACTATATTATTCCAACTTTACAACCTCTAGTTTTGGTTCAGAACCAGTATCGGCATCTATCCTTCCTGGCGAAACACCTGAAGGTAATGTACTTAGAGGTCCTTCAAATCCCGTAGGTAGATATGAAAATTATCTTCAATCTTCTTTAACCCAATCTAGATTTATCCCTACAGGTTCAGGAGATAGAATTGCAGCATTCTCAATTCCATCTCGTTTATTTGGGGATTATATCCAACCCGATTCATTTATTTGGGAAGATAATACTAATAATGTTACTTTTACTGATGATGGAGAAGGTAACCTTATCTCGGGTAGTACAATAGTAGGTAATATTATTTATCCTCATGGAATGGCCATTATTACCAATCAAGATTTTACAATGGCTAGTTTGGTTAGTGCCACAAATGTAACTTGTTCATTCTCCAGTTCACTAAAAATATTTGAAACTCAATACAAAGCAACAATTAACGAGTTCGAATATAACTTTTCCCAAAATCCATCTATAATTTCAGGTTCTACAGATGGTACAATATATGACTTTACAACAGGTAGCTTCTTTCAACCATATACCACTACAGTAGGTTTGTATAATGAGGCTCAAGAGTTACTAGCAGTAGGTAAATTAGCTCAACCTTATCCCCTTTCTCGTACTACTGATACAACATTCTACATTAACATAGATAGATAAAATTATGAACTGGTTATACAAAGGCGAGGAGATGACCTCATTAGAGGATTTCCCTTCTTCAACTTTCGGATTTATATATAGAGTTACCCATATCCCAAGTGGTAAAGCCTATATAGGAAAAAAATTCGTTAAATTTACTCGTAAAGCTAAATTAACTAAAAAAGATTTAGCATTGTATGAAGGTACTAAAGGTAGAAAACCATCATACAAACAAGTAGTAAAAGAAAGCGATTGGCAAACATATTGGGGTTCAAATAAAATTTTAACTACTTTATTAGAACATGAACCAATAGAGAATTTCAAACGTGAAATCTTAACTTTGGCTACCTCAAAAAAGTTATTAACTTACGAGGAAACAAAAGCACAATTTATCTATGAGGTATTAGAGAATCCACATCTATTCTTTAACGATAATATTTTAGGTAAGTTCTTCACAAAAGACTTTGAGTCGCAAAAATAGGGTTGTATATTCACCCTTATATGGTAAATCATTTATTAGTAAACATAGTTAACTCCGTTCTAGGAGCGGGTAAAGCTACAGCTAGAGGTAACCAAGCCTATCACTGTCCGTTTTGCCATCACTCTAAACCAAAATTAGAGGTTAACTTTACTGATGGACAAAAAAATCCTTGGCACTGTTGGGTATGTAACAAGAAAGGCACAAACTTAGTTACCTTACTAAAACAAGCTAAAGCCCCTGATGATAAGATTGCTGAAATTAAAAAGCACGTATCCTATAAAGATTATAGAGATAATATCAAACCAGTTGAAGCAATTAAATTACCTAAAGAATTTAAGGCATTCACAGATATATCTAAGGGTGATATGACTGGTAGACAAGCATTAGCCTATTTAAAACGTCGTAACGTAAGTAAAGCGGATATACTGCGCTACAATATTGGTTATTGCGATGGCGGTGTCTATGATAAGATGATTATAATACCGTCGTATTCCCACGAAGGTTCCCTAAATTATTTTGTGGCTCGTAACTTTAATGAGCACAGCCCTGTTAAATATAAAAACCCACCAATGAGTAAAGATACAGTTCCATTTGAATTGTTTATCAATTGGTCATCTCCACTAGTATTAGTTGAAGGTATGTTTGATGCGTTGGCTGTAAAGCGAAATGCTATACCATTATTAGGCAAGCATATCCAGAGAGAATTAATGAAAAAAATTGTTACCTCACAGGTACAAAAAATATATATAGCTTTAGATAAGGACGCGCAACAAGATGCCGTTAAGTTTTGTGAACAGTTAATGGATGAAGGTAAGGAAATATATTTAGTAGATCTAGAAGATAAAGACCCATCAGAAATGGGATTCAAAGCTATTACTAATCTTATCCAAAAAACAACCCCATTAGATCAATATGGTTTAATGGCTAAAAAACTACAATTTGTATGAGTAAGAAAGTTCTAAAGAATTCTTACAAGCGTATTTTGGAAGTATCTGAGGATGCTAAACAAATTACTATGCCCGATTCTCGTTATTACCAACGTAATGGCGAATTTTATCCATCTATCACCTATGTTCTAGGAGCTTATCCAAAAGGTAAATTCTTTGAAGATTGGTTGAAAAAAGTAGGTTATGCTTCCGAGCACATCGTACGT